TCACGACGCTCCTCGTCATCAAGCCAACGTGCATAGCGTGACTTGTGGATAAACTGTTGGTAGGTTGTTGGTAGCATATTATTCATTGTTATCTTCCTTTGTTGCGATCAATTTGTTTAGGTAGAACTGTGCTTTCTTGAGGTCTTCGATTCCGTTTTTGTATCTGTACCGCCAGAGGTACTTGAGGATGTTTCCCTGTAGGTAGTATTGGAAGCCGTCGCCTGTCGCCGCTGCGATTGCGTCAAGGCATTCGATACCTGCCTGATTGTAGTGTGGCGGGTGATTGACGTTATCGACATCCTTGCTCTTCTCCCCCAAGTAATCCTCGTTGCGTATCTTCATGTATTCGTCGTGTCTCATCTGTTGTCTCCATCACCCTGTATCTTACCAGCAGCCTTGCGAGACTTCAGCTTGTACATATTCATCTCTGCAATCTGCTGCAAAGAAAACCCTAGATCATCTGCGAGGGCAGCGCAATACCAGAGAACGTCACCGATCTCTTTTGCTATCTCCCCCTTGAACCGGGAGTCGTCACGCCCGTCACGGTAGACCTTCTTCACCTTGTCTGCCACCTCGCCTGCCTCACCGGCTAGGCCCAGAGTGGGGTAGGTGATCTTCATGTCCTCTGGGTAGATGGCAAACTCACGAGCCTGCATCTGATAGTTGTTGAGGGTCCAGTTCTCTTTGATCATTGCGTCTTACCAAAATCTATCTTGACTATGTTCGTACCGTCTTCGTGCTTTACGACGGGGCCGTTGTCGCTGTCCACCTCGTCAAGCATCTTCTCCTTGACACTCTCGAAGGCCAGCCGCGCCAAGCCTGCTTCCATCACTCTGTCGAAGTCAGACTCTAGGAGTTCCATCATGCCGTTCGTCACAATCGTACCGGCCTCGTAGAACTCTTCGTCGTCGTCTGTGGTCGTATCGTACGCAGACACTTGGAAGCTTTCCTCGTCGATCTTACGCAGGATAATGTACCAGCGGTTAGGCATCAGGGTTGCCTTTTCGAATTCACCCTCATCAATCGTTGTCATCTTTTAGCCACTCCTCTGGGATCGAACCCTCTGCCCACTTGAATCCATTCTTCTCTGCCCACGCACCGTACGTGGTCTTGCTTCCCTTGTAAATCTTATTCCGTGCATTCAGGAAAACAATACGAATGTCCAAGTCAGGATGCTGCTCCTTGATCAGAAGCATCTTAACACGGTCACCCTTGTCGAAGTATCCCTTCGCTTCGATGATTATGTTCTGCTTGGTAAGATGAAAGTCTGGTGTGTAGGTGCGGGGCTTGGGCACGTACGTAAGTCGTAGGCTCTCATATTCGTATGGAATTTTTTTGCTACTCAGTTTTTTCGCTATGCCTAACTCGAAGTTAGACCGGAACCCTGCCTTGCGATTGCCGCGCTTCATATCTGCATTCCTATCGACCCCATTCTTTGTATCACGTACCCTGCCACTCTTGGGGAAAGTTTTTCGATTATAGATAGTTCGTTTGTCAAACGATTCAGTGGGACGCATACGTTTGCTCCAGAGTGTGCTACTCTTCCTATCTTCTGCAATTCAGATTCGAGTGTGGTGATGTCACGCTTTTCGGTACCCGAAGACAGCGTACCCAACTCACTGTAGTTGTCGCGCAGTGTGAGGGGGAGACCCCGCTCATTCATGCGAAGACGAACAAGCTTACGCTCCCCGCCACTGCCGCCGTGAGACTCGACATAGACGTGATGCAGTTCCTTGTTCATCTCCATCAGTTCTATCTCGTAGTCTCGTACGAAGATATAGGGCATCCTACACCTCCCTTGTCTTCAGCTTGGTGTACCACACCTGTGGCGGCGATTTGGCCTGTGATGTCACACGGGGGTGCAGTTCTGCTTTCGGCCAGCAGTGACTGCGGAAGCCACACAGATTGCATTCCTTTGCCAAGACCTTGTTGCCTGTACGCAGGGTTTCACCCTTGCGGCGGTACGTCTCGAACTCGTCGGGGTAGGGTTTGAATTCCTTAACGTCGGGGTCTGTCAGGAATTTGACACGCTCCTCAGCGTCCGCCAAATATTTGGCACGGTCATCATCCTGCCACTCCGGTGCCTCGACCATAGCCACCTCGCCGCTCGACTTGTTGACTACGATCCATCCGCCGAATGGCATGCCCGTCGCCGCAGAGTAGAGAAAGCCCTGCATGACGTATCCAAAGGGATCATCTTCCTTGAGGCCATCGTAGCCACCGAACCCAGTGAACTTGTTCTTGAACGCCCAGTCACTTGCTGACTTGATGTCCCACACCTTCTCTGTGCCGGTCTCGTCACGTATGATTACGTCGAGTGTGCCCTTGATCGTTTGATCACCCACCTTCAGTTCGACCTGACGCTGGGCATCCACGATGTCCACGCCCGCCTCTCGCATGACAAGCATGAGGATAGCCTCTGTGATGTCACCGAAGATAAATCGAAACAGCGTATTGTACTGCATCGACTCCTTGATGCCCTTCTTCTCTAGGACTTGCTGGCATAGGGGGCGACCCAAGCCGGACATACGTATGCGATACTCACCGCGCTTTTCAGTGAGTTGCCTGTTTACTGAGTGTCTCGTCTCGTCTACAAACGCAGAAAGACCTGCGGGGGAAGCGCTGGTCTCCCCCCGCAAAGCCTTAGACATGTAGTCCTGAATGTTAAGCAGCGTCAGCATCTTTGAAATCCGCAGCCAGATCGATATCGCTATCGTCTGACATCAGCTTAGATGCTTCCCTGTGCCCATTCATTACGTTTTCGTTGTGACCCTTGACGGTTTCCGCGAAAGTTCCCAACAGTTCCTTATCGTCGTCCGTGATAGCTACAGTGCTATCGAACGTAGGCATCGGCGTCCAGTAGGTCACGCTGCCCTTCTTTTGACGGTTCGTACGCAGCAAGATGCTGGTCTGCGCCATCAGTTTGTTTTGCTTCGTCAGACCCTGAATGAAGTCTGCGATAGGCTTGAACCCTGATCGCTTGAAGTAAGCAATCACCGGCTCGTCGGTCACCTCGACAGGCGTACCATCCGCAGAGTGGAACGTGCCACTGATGCGTCCATAGATAACCTGATTACAGACGACAGCACGAGAAGTCAGGTATCGCACGTCATCCTTGTCGAGTGCATCCTCCTCGTCACGAGTGAGGCGACCACACTTGTTACCACCCTGCGTGTCGGGGAATCCACCGCCAAATGAAGTCTTCTGGACTGACTTGCATGAGAAGCCGCCCTTACCCTCGTTGGCCTCTGCATCCCACATAGAATACTCGTAGGTACGCAGCAACGCTCGAAGCTTGACTTCTTTGGCGAAGATGTACTGACCGTTGAGAAACATCTTCCAGTCGCCCCGTGTGAGGTTGTGACCGTCGTCCGTCTCCTGATCGTAGTTGATGTTCAAACGAGGAAGCCCGACCTTCTCAGTGGCACCGCCACCCTGTCCAGTAAGCTTCATCATCTCCTCGACGTTATCGCTCGACATAGCCGCTACGATGTTATCAAGGTCGTTGTCCATTTCCATTAGTTCTGTCCCTAACATGATCCGTTGATCTCCTTTACGTTCTAGGGTTGGTAGATAGATATTACTACTCTACGACGTGCAAGTCAAGCCAGTTATCGCCCATTTTTATCTCAATCTCGACGGGCATGTCATACTCGACACCATAGCGTCGTATCGTCTCTTCAGGTAGAGAGAGCATAGCATCCCGCATCAGCTTGACGCAAATGATTTTTTCATCTGGGTGACAGTCAATTACAATCGAGTCGTGGACCGTGTTGCATATCACAGACTGTAGTTTGTTTTCTATGAACAGGCTGTCGAGGCGAACGAGGGCAGCGGGCAAGAGGTCGGCGGTTGCGAACCCCTGCACAGGATAGTTGCATATGTTTGTCCTGTGTGTAGCCGTGCCGTACTTTGTCCACCGCGCATCAGGGAAAGCATACTGCCTGCCAGACGGAAGCGTCACTACGCGCTTCTCAACGGCCTCTCGCTGCAAGTCTTCATGCCAGAGGGATACACCCCCATACTTCTCCTTGAAGGCCCTGTAGTAGCGTTGCTGGGCCTCTGTGCCCGTAGTGCCACCATAGAGAGGCTTGAAGGTGTGAGCCTTCGCTTCTTGACGTGAGCAGCCTATGACACCAGCAGTGTAGCTGTGTACGTCAGTGCCGATACGCACATCATCGTACGCCTGCTGATCATTGGCTAGAAATCCTGCGACTCTGAATTCGAGTTGCGAGTAGTCGCCCTCAATGATCTTGCCGTCCTCAAAGCGACTCTCGACAACCTTGCGTATCTCGAAGGTATTACCACGTGGCATATTCTGAAAGTTCGGGTTACGAGACGAAAGGCGACCCGTCGCCGTAACACACTGCATAAATTCCGGATGTACGATTCCGTAGTCATCGACATTGTTTTTCATCCCCTCTACGAAGGTTCCCAAATACATACGCAACGCATTGTAGCGCACGTAAGACGATGCAAACTCACGGGCCGGACCCGACAGTTCGAGTTCGCGTTCAGCCAGTGTGTCCTTGTCCGTCTTGAAGCCAGCAGATGCCACGTCACGCACGTTGCGCGGTACGATCTTGAAGCCTGCCACCTCACTTGTCGGGCGATAAACAACGCCCTTGCCACCGCATGTCTTACAGATACGCAGAGCCTTGCTTGGTGTGCCGTCCTTGCGTACAGGCCGGACTTTGCCGAATCCGACACAGGTGCGGCACTGCTCACCAATTGTCTTATATACGACATCCGTGTTGTTGCGTACAGCGAGGCGGAAGTCCTTGCCTGACATGCGTGTGCGCTGCTTAGGCTTCATCGTGGCACCACGACGCTCCATACCCAAGTTGAACATCTGTGACCACGCCTTCTTGTCTCTTACCCTACGAGAGTAGAGAAGCATCGACCTGTCGTCTGGGCTGGTCAGACTGATGGGCGTGTCACCCATAGCCTCACGTGCCATCTCGTTGAGGCGCAGTTCGAGTGCGTCGAGTTCCTCTTGGTACTGCTTCTCAATCTCTTGTAGTGTATCTAGGTTGACCCGCAATCCGTTGCGTTCGATGCGGGCCAGTGTGTCGGCCATTTCAAACGACAAGCGCAGTGTCGGCAGTAGATCGTTCGTCATTGTATAAGTCCTCGAATGTAGTGCCAAAGGCATCCAGTTGTTTCAGGGCTACTTGCTCCGTGCTTATCACGTCAGCAATGCCATACTCTCGTACTATCTCCCACGGTATCTCGTAGAACGTCTTGCCCCCGTCCAGATACGGCTGAACAAGGTCCTTCTCCTTTTGCACTGTGTCATACTTTTTTGCAAGAGCAGCAAGTCCAAGAGGCCAGCGTCTCGCTTTTGATAAAACATACTCCGCAACCATAGTATCATAGATGTCTCCCTTGTATATGAACCCGCAGTCACGTATCCACTGCAAGTCAAACTTGATGTTCTGGCCCAAGACCACATCGGCGCAGTTGAGTGCAACCTGAAAGCTGTGCGCTGCGTTAGGTGTAGGTGGCTCAGTCTCGTGATAGTAACAGTGATAAAACACGTTGTCTTCACCCAGCCACTTGTAGCCTATCGACACGAGGCGGTTTCCGAAGTAAGGCAGCGCAGTCGTGCCGCCGTTGGGCTTATTCGTGTGGGTTGTCTCTACGTCAAATGTCAGTACGTTCATAGTATTGTCTTCTCTCCAGTGATTATTGTATCACCATACTTACCCACAAGCATAACACCCAAGCGTTTTTGAACGTCACTTAATTTTGTTAAGTGAACCACACATTTACCATCTTTATTTATGTATGGGTTTACCGTCTTACTGTCATACAGGGTTATCTCGCCTGTGTTTGTGTCTAAGGTAACGAAGTCAACAGGCCCACTAGATGACACATTTCTGAAAACTTCGAAGCCGTGTTCCAAGAAGTAATGGCATATGTCGAGTTCAGTAATGTCACCTATTCTGTTAGTGTTAGCCATCAGTAGTACACCCCGCACTGCACGTCAAAGGTCAGGACGTTCATTCTGACTCCTCCTCGAACCGCTTCTGTGCAAAGTACGCAGCGAACTTCTCTGTGTGTTCGTCTGATAGCATAGGCCAACGCTTCTGTATACGAACGTACTCCTCGTCGTAGAGGCGTTCAAGTATCTCTTCATTCTGATGGTTGCTCATGTTGCCCTCGTGTTACTTGTCTATCCTCGTGTGTCTTTACTGCATGACAATTAGCACACAGCACTCGACACTTTCTCACCTCTAGTATGAGATTCTTTATCGTACCCTTTATAATCAGAGATACCTGATCTTTCTTTTTAGAAGGATCAATGTGATCAAAATGTAGGGCACAACCATGCGCGTTGTATCCGCACCTCTCACAGCCCTTGTGGAGTTTGTATCTAGTTAGCCAGTGTCTTCTCCGTTTCATTCGGTCTGAGTTTCTACGATTAATTCTGAGTCTACGCCGCTCAAAAGCTTCCTGCGAAGTCCACCTTACCTTTTCATAAACGGTGCCATCCTTCCTCTTCTCACGCCGGTATCCCATAGATACTCTGCCGTCAGGTGCTATTTCCCCCCACTTCATCAGTAGTACACCCCACGCTGCACATCTATCTGTGCATTTATGGGGCCGTGCCATCCGTTGATCTTGTTCTTTGATATGCAGATGTGACGCACGATGTTCTCAACGTCACTCGCCCCTGTCTTGCCAATGCCGATGATGATGTCAGCCTCGCCAGCCTTGCCGGTCTTCGAGTTGTCCATCATGTTGTAGTCGATGAACTGGCGATCATGCCCGTCGTTCGATGCCTGACTGACAGCCCACACCAGCATCTTGTTGCGCTTGGCAATCTCACGGGCGTGAACATACGTCTCCTTGAGCCGCTCGTCACCACGGTTGTATTCGCCAGATATGCGGAACTTGTCAAGCTGATCCATGAACATGATGTCCGGCTTGTTCAGCTTTGCGTATGCGTCAGCTTCCTCGACGCCCATGCCCACAGCAGCCATCACCTTGAGGTACGGCATCACGTCACGCTCGTACATCGGTGTGTACTTGGCACGATTGTCGTCGAGTTCCTTGCGTGTGATGTTGAAGAACGACTGGATGAGGCGCAGCTTGATCTTCTCAGCAGGCTCCTCGTTTGCCCAGTAGACAACCTTGTGTCCGGCCCGTACGTACGAGGCAGCGAGAAAGCAGCAGAATGTCGTCTTGCCCACTTCCGGACGGGCAAAGATAATACCCAAGTTGCCCCGATCAAGGCCAGCCACACGCTCGTTGATCAGGCCGAACTCAAAAGGGAAGTCAGGCTCTCCGGTGTTTGCGTCGAGCAGTTCGTCGAGACTGTCCGTCACCTCTTCATAGGTGGTGCGGTCAGACATGCGTCCATCCTCGACAGACTCGACCATAGCCCGCAACTCACCGAAGTCCTCGCTCTCACCCGTGAATATCTCAATGGCCTTCTCGCCAATGATACGGGCACGATCACGCAGCCAGAAGTTACGCACCATGTCGAGGTGCATGTCCATGTTGTGTGGATTGCCCTGCTCTAGGGTGACGATCAGTTCCTGTGCCCGTTCTCGTGTAGAGTCCGGCATAGCAGGGTTGCGGTCATTGAACAGGATGGCGAGTTCACCGACAGTGATGTCGTTCTCATAGGTAGTGTGCGCGTGAGATATCACGTCGAACACATCACGCATCTCTTTCGTGAACATCTCACGGGTCACCGTGTTGGCCACATTCGAGAAGAACTCAGAGTTGAGGCAAAAGCCCAGTAGCTGTTTATCTATCGATGTAGGATCGTAGGAAGTCATCACGTTCGTCCTTTTGCATGTTTTTCAAGTCGGTTCGAAGAACCATGAGTTTTGTCGGCACGTGGGTGTGCAGCGCACGTACCATCGTAATAGCCTTGTCAGTGGCATCCTTGTCAAGCGCGACGAACACACGGTCATATTGTTTCAATACGCTGATGTGTTCGCTAAGAAGATTAGTTCCCAATAAAGCTACTGCCGTACAAATATTACTAGCAGAGCAAGCAGAACTGCAATCTTCAACAACAATGGCGCAAGCATTTCCGTTCCCACATACGAAAGGATGCTTACTGCTTCCATAGCGATACCACTTAGGCGCTCGTCCATCGATTGATCTCCCTGCCGCATCTACGACTTTGTTGCCATCCTTCACAAGAAAGACAGCGCGATTACGCTTGAAGTCGTACCGAATGTCAGCCCTGCCCGACAGATACGCATCGTATGCTTGTACACGTTTAACATAAAGTTCCGCGTCTAAGCTACGAGAAAGACTGACAAATGTGTCGGGTACCTCGTAAGTGTTACTAGTACGGGAAGGAGCAGGCACCAAAGCCTGCGACCCACGCAGGGTACGGGCGGCGTGTTCCCTTGTCAGGGTGATACCTGTGCGACCAGACACGTTGCAGTCAGCGTGGAAACAATACCACAGGCGTTGCATTCCGTCGTCCGTCACGCTAAATGTATTCTTCTTGCCGCAGACAGGACAGTCTGATCTGTACCTTGTCAGCGCAGGGAAGTCGAGTGACTCAACGTACCCACATAACCAAGCTGGTGATTTCATCGTTGCGTTCCTTGTTTGTCAGAAGACATGCCCCCTGCATAATCGACATGGCAAATCTTGTCAACACGAAAAAATTGCTTGACCCCCGTTGACAAACCAGCTACACACAAAGAATAACACCCTATAGGGAATACCCTGTTATGAAAAAGATCAATAGAATCAACCCTATAGCTAAAGAGTTACGTAAGTATGGTAAACAAGTAATACCTGACAAGCGTACCAAAGAAAAAGACAAACAAGCTAAGAAGGACATTCGTGATGGGAAGACCAGCGAAGATAGACGAACCGACAAAGACCTATAGTCTGTTGATGTCAGTCAAACAATACGAGAGACTGGCTGCACACTCTGAACGCTTACAGAAGACAAGCAGGGAACAAGTTGCTGTGTCTGACTTGATGCGTGAGGGTATTGACATATATTTGGAGGCACTGGACGATGACAGTGAAGTGGGTGCTGCTGCTAGTGACAGCAATTAATCGGTCAGAGTTTGACTCTAAACCTATAGCTGAATACGAAACCATGTCAGACTGTTACGTCGCATCGACGAAACTATTCTGGGAAAACGTGCCGATGAATCAAGAACTCCTGTGTATGAGAGTGGGTGGAAACGATGAAGAATAACCTGAAGACCAAGCCCCTAGAGATAGAGATTGTCAATCGGTGGCGGTGGGAGGTTGTCGCTCCAGTGTCGTCCGTACGCATCGGGGAGACAAGCCGCGAACTTGTCAAGAAGAAGCAGGCTGTAGACTATCTGCGCCTCGTTACAATTTTTGTCGGAAAAAGTGAACAAGAGTGTAAACGATGGCTTGACAAGCACCGTCACGTCTTGGTAAAACTGGGTATTCCTTACGAGGTTGGTAGTTCGTAGGGATACACTTTCGTTGTTGTGTGTGGAGAGCGGGGCTGGATTTTTCTGGCCCCGTTCTTTTTTGCTTGACGCCCATTGTTTTAACCGATATGGGTTATGTATCGCAACAAACCGGAAGGGTTACACACGATGGAAATCACAAACGAACAACGCCTCGACTTGCTCAAGTCATACAACGATTTGAGAAACACACTGCAAACAATATATGATTGTAATGATTTGTGGATGTCTGATGTAGGCAAGCTGGAAGGATTGCAGTGTGACCTGCAAGTTTGTACCCAAAGAGGATGACGAGGGTCATCGTATGCCCTATGCCGACTGGGTTCTGGCAGATGTTTCGGAGCCTGACGATGCGGACGATTGAGAACCACGTCGAACGATGCCACTGCTGGGAGTGCGGCGGCTATGGCAAGAAGGAATACACAGAGGCCGTCCCCGATCCGATTCGGGGCGGCGATCTTGTTGGTGTTTTTGATGAGTGTGATGGCTGTGATGGTGATGGTGAATTGTTACGCGCCAAACTAACACAGACGACGGTGATCCGTGCCCTGTTGACACAGGCAAAACACGCCATAGAAGATATCGAAGTGCTTGACACAGACATTGACCGCATCTATGGCAAGATAGACGACGCCATCGGTGACATGGAACGATACGAAACAAAGGTAGGTACACGAGATGGGTAAAGTAAAGGACTGGCTGATTGAAATGGAAGAGGACGCCTCGTGCATGACACGCGAGGAGTGGATGACAAAGCACGGCGAGACTGTTGTCGATGTCTACGATGAATTCAAGCGCAGGGAACACATCGACGAGCCGGATCAGGGGGACTTGTTCGATGTATAGGCCGACAAAGTATCCGACGCTAGACAAGGACCCACGCCTTGAGAGCGTGACAAACCGGCTGACAAATCTGCGGACGCTAATTGACGAGGCAGACTGGGATGGCAAGCCCGTTGACGCTATGACAAGAAACGAGGCAAAACGCCTGACACAGATGACAAACGCAGGGACGCTATGGCTGCCAAAATTTTGACAAGACAAACTGACAAACGCAACGACGCCAAGACAAACCGCACGACGCTACCGCCTGACTATCCCTGCGACGTGTGCGGCCAGCCAGCCATGACGAAGGAAGGGAACCGGCTGCGCTGTCCGACGTGCTGGCTGCGGGAACAGGGCCGGAAAATAAAACCGCTTGACCATAGGGGTTACCGGCCGTAGGCTTGCCGC